TTATTAACTACGTCACGAACCTGCTTTAGAGTAGCAGAAGGTTCTTTCAGCTTTGCTGAATCATCATCTGATTTGTAGTTTTCAGGGGTAGGACCACCCAGATCCTCAATAGCACCAAGTTGTGTGCCTGGATCAGACATCTTAGGCATTGGGTCTGCTCCTTTCGCGCCAGAATTGACAGCGGTTTTGGATTGCTTAGTGCCTACTTCCATTTCTTGTAGATCTCCACGAGACATTTGAACTCTCCGATTAACTGTATAACTTTAATCTATATTTATTTATAAATTATAGATTTGCTAAGAACTCTTGGAATAAGTTTAACTTATTCTCTTCGAGTGCTTTTTGATCAACTAAAGTGTTGATTCTATTATATGTATGTGATGCGAATTTTTCTCTTAAGATTCCGCCATCCCATACCCACTCTTTTCCTTCCATGATACCTTCAACGAAAGCATCAGGTGCGGAAGGATCGGCAACAATGTCAGCAGCAGTTGCCAACATAAAGTCGTCACCAACAATATTGACACCTTCACGATTAAGTGAAAGTGAACCAATACCACGAGATGAGACGCCGAGTTTTACTCCTTCGCTGATCAATGATTCAGCAATCTTGCCCATTGGAGTGCTAAGAATCTTAGCCTTTCCAATGAAGTTGGAACCACTTTCTCTCAGAGAAACAATCTTATGCGAAACTCTATCAAGATTAACTGTGGGTCCATCAGGATGACCAAGTTCTCCAAGTGCTCTGCCAGCAACTACGTTTGATTCGTTGTATCTGGCAACTTCACGGCGAAGAGTTTCCATTGGATACATTCTACCATTACGGTTTTTAATGTCTCCTTGAAGGAAAACACCTTCGATGTAAAGTGATTTTTTACCGTCTTTGTTTTCAACGATAAACTCTACTGACTCGATTTCTTCTCTGATAAGTTTCATTTTAGGCGTTTCCTGAAATTTGTACTTGTTGAATGTATACTGTTCCAGTTGCTGATGTTGCTAACGCTGCAACTTTTAAAGATTCTCTCAAATCTGCATATCCATTAAAAGTTGCGGGAGCACCAGTTGAAGAATCATTTTCAACTACGATTCTAGTACTGAAATAACCATCATAACTTGCTGAGGTATCTACAGACTTAACTCTCTTATGAGAAAAGTTCCATCCAGATTGACCAGCAACTGTCAAGCTAACGAAGTCGCCAACTTCAAATGGTGAACCAGTTCCTTCAGGAAAGTCCAACGTAGTTGTGGTTCCAGTGATGATTCCAACAACTCTTTGAGACCTAGGAGCACCAATACTAATAGTTGCTGTTCCGCCAGCAGGGATGAAATAATCATTTGCAGTTGCGGTTGGTTCTGTTCCGATAGCGACATGTGCAGAAGTAGCAGAAGCAACAACTACTCTAATGGTGTCAGATTGTTTTTCTATAGCACCAGTCTTAGCAGAAGATGTGCTAATACTAAGTGTTGTAGAAATTCCTACAGGTTTATGTGCCATTATAGATAAAAATTCATTTATTAGTTATTTATAACTAGCACTTATTCTTCGGTTTCTTCGTATTCTTCTTCTGCTGTCTCTTCTTCATCGCCAAACATTACATTAGCAACTTCAGGTCTAAAAGCATCAACTCTTTCTGCTGCTTTAGTGAAAAGAAGGTTTTTAATCTCGTCACTAACCTGGACTGGGGATTCATCTGCAACCAGCATATCTAAAATGTTATCCATTGTCATAAATCATAACACCTCTTATTTATTAGATTTCTCCACCCTTAGGAAGTTCAGGTGCTTGAGCAACTTTTGATTGAGACTCAAGATCTGGTTCATTGATAGGAGTACCAAGATCTCCAGCAAATGGTTCCTCTAATGGTTGACCAGTTTGTGGATCAACTGGGATTGATGGATCTGGGATAACACCAGATTCGATTTCTTTTTTAATCAAAGCATCTTGCTCAAGAATTTCTACATCTGTTTGACGCAGAATATGACGACGCAAGTAGTCTTGTGAAAAATATTTGCCAACATATGGTTCTGCTGTAGCAACTAAACCAAGTCTCTCGTTAAGTAACTCAGCATCTTTGAGTTCAGAGAAGTGATTATCATACAAGAAATCATATTGAATATGCTCACTCATCATCTCCCAATCTTCTGGAGTGACAATATTTTTAAGCAAAAGTTGAGTTCTTAACATGTCATGGAACATGTTTGCAAATCTCTTTCTCAAACGTCCAACAAACTTAGTGAACTTGAGTTCATCTCTTAAGATTTCAGATGAACGACCAAGATTAAATCCACCCTCTCCATCCATTCTTGATGGTGGAACGTTCAGAGCACGGAAAAGTTTTTTCTTAAAATATTCAATATCAGTGATCTCTCCAAGGTTTTGTCCACCAGGAAGAGTAGAAATTTCAGTTCCTCTACCACCCTCTCTACGTGGAAGCCAAAAATCTTCAAGCATCGCCATAAACTTTTTATCATCACGAATTTCGCCAGTATTTGCGTCATAAACAAGTTTGTTACGATAACGCATCATTACATCACGAAGATATTGCTCTGCCTTTACTTTTGGTAGATTGCCGACATCAATATAGAAAATTCTTCTTTCTGGTGCTCTCGAAAGTCTGTAAATAACCAGAGAGTCTTCAATCATTCTCAGTTGATTGAGAGACTTGATTGCTTTATGCAAATAGGAAAGTGTTGACCCCTTATTTCTATCAACTAATCCAGAACTACAATATGTAACAGAATCTCTGGACATTTTAATTCCCTGAGAACCTCCCATTGAAGACGGGTTTCCTGTAGGGAAAGTTAATTTTGGAGTGTAAATAAAATATTCTTCAATTTGAGGGAACTCATAATCCATTGGATTATCAGTGTTAACGTTAGATAGTCTATACTTATCTTTTTCCGTCTTTTTTTGCTGTCTAACATAGCGAATTTTCATTGGATCTATATAACGAAGCTCTTTAATTCCTTCGTGTGGATTTTTGAAATCGATTACTTTGTGGTAGAACAATCTGCCGTCCACATACCAATTCCTATAAATTTCGTGAGACTTTTTATCAAAATCTAAAAGAGAAAGTATATACTTAAACTCTTGCCTTATTTTTTTCTTTATACTGTCACTAGCACTTAAGTTTGAAAGTTCAATTTCTACTGGAGTATCATTAGTATCAGATACAATAGCTTCATTTACAATATCTTCAATAGCACTATCACACTCAGGGTGAAGAGCCATTTCCCTATATCTTTTAATTAAATCAAATTCTGTTCTATAAACACCTTCAATATCAACATAAGATCCAAAAAAACCACTGCTCAAGTAATGGTCAGTAGAGTCCTCATTATTTGGAGGAACTGGACTGACCACACTTGGAGACAGTGGTTCTGAATCTTCAATTGAAAAACCAAACAGTCTTGTCATAATTTATTTGTTTCTTTAACGTTATTCTCTATTTATCTTCCTATATCTCCAGGACTTGCTGGAGTCCAGTATTGAACTTGGAATTCTACAGTAAATTCCTCAATAGTGTCTGCGGAATCATATGAAAGGTCAATAGCAGATACACTTGTTGGGAAAATAGAATTAAACTTATAAATCACATCATTTTTACTTCCGGCATCTTGACCTTGCCCATCTAATCCACCACCTTCTCCACTTGAGACTCTAACATTCGAAGGAGTTCTTCTTAATTGAGTTACATAAGCATCGACCATATAATCAGTTGGAGTAGTAGCACCACTACCATCTGCATATTGTGCAATATAATTCATCCAATCTTCCATAACTCTTCTGATAGCAAAATTTTCGTCATTAATTACAGTTATGGTCCAAGGATCAAAAGTACGCTCACCAGCTACCTTAAAAATCCTTCCTCTAAATGGAACGTCGATAGACGATACATTAGATGCTGGAAGAGACGCTGATTTACATAGAATAGAAAATGTTTCTCCTAAAGTTCCGCCTCCAGGAATAGCTCCTGGAATAGTAACTTCGAATAGATTAGCTCTTGCTCCACCGCCAACAAGAGTAGATTTAAACTTTGAAATCGTTGATTCTGCCATTTTTTAGGTCCTCCTTTTTATTTTGAATTAAAAATCAAACAGTACCTGCAACTTCTTCAAAGCTTACTCCGGTGCGAGTTGCAACAAAAGTAAGAGTTACATAATTAATAGACTTGGCGGGCTTCAGGTAGATGTCCGCTCTAAACTCATTGTTATCAATAACATCAGGAGTATTATTTGTGGTATCACAAACAACGAGGAATCCATAGAGACCTCTCTTTGCCTGAATGTCACGGAGATATGGTTCAACAATATTCTTAAAGTTTGCTCTTGTGAGTTCATCGTTCAGTTCAAAAAGTTGTGCTTGAGCAGATCTTTGAAGTGCTTGCTCAACAGTTAGGAACAGGCGGCGAACGTTGATTCTATCAAATGCGGATGCATACCCAAGAGCTGTTTTATCTCCGAATAGAAGCGTACCAACTCCTGGTTGAGTAACAATTGCATTAATTCTTTGTGGATAAAGTTGATCTCTTTGCGCTTTATTTGGATTATATGCAAGTTTAACTGCATTGTTCAAGATTCCTCTTTGTTGTCCAGCAGGTGAGAACCAAGGATAAGAAATAATATTTGTACGACACATCAAACCTGCAACGTCAGCATTACATGGAACATAAACAAACTTGTTATTAAATCTATCGTA